ATCGAAAAACTCTCTAAAACTATGAAGAAAGCCTTCTAAACTAAGAAATCCCACTAAAGAAAGGTCTAATTAAAATCCAGAATTAGATCAATTTTAAAACATGGAACAGCAGCTTCAACTATCCTAAAGAACTTAGAACCTGTAACCTTTCCTACATACCCTAGGAGATATTAATAATACGAAAGAGTTAACAGGAAACATAAGAAAACTGATTTTTCATATTTAAGAGCTGTTTCATAAAAATCTTAATTCCATTAATTATTTTAGTTCGCTGGCGAAATAGATAACTCATTATTGGATTAAGAGCTGGAAACATTCGAACAATAATGGGGCAGAAAATAAGAACATCAAAAATTATACCGATTTCATGTCCCAGCTGCTAGATTTTATAAAGACTGCTTAATTCCAGGAAAAAGCCCTGTTACATTAAAATATTCTGCTTAAACTATAGATCATAATCTATATAATAATCTATTAAAATAATGTAATTGTAACAAACATGTCGTTAACGATTACACTAGATCAGGAATATAATTTGAAGACTAAAAAGGTCTATATAAAAGTGTAGCCCATGAATCATGTATTATAAATTAATATTATACCATATTGGGCCGACATGGAGGAGGGCGATTACATCCTAACCCTGAGATGATGAACGATTATACTTTATTTTTATAAAATACTTTCTTACCAAAAATAATCGAAGGAATCATCCATTATGCTTAATTAGATTTTGACACTTCTCTCGATTCATATTTATCATCATTCGAAGAATCAAAGAGGGAGAGATATCGTAAAGGGTTAGAGTAAGCAAAAATAACTAAGAAAATCCCATCAATCCTGGAAGTCTTAGTAAAAACTGGTGAAATAACTAATGTTTCATCTCCAGATGACATAGATTAAAGACCTCGAAATTTATTTAATCCATCAACCGAATTAAAGGTTATAGGAGGTTTCTTTAACTATTTAATTATCAGAGCTACTAAACAGGTATTACCCGGATTTGTACATGCTTTAAATACCGGAGATCTGTAAAATAAACTTTTTAATGCTTACGCAAAACATACAGATCCTATCTTCGTATCATGGGACGGTTCTTCTCATGATAGAAATTAACACGAAGATATCATTAAAGCTGTAGATGTATCAGTTATAAAAGGCGTCTTTAACACCATGTTTCCTATAATGTCTGAAAAACTAGATTTACCTTTAGATATGAAGGATGAAGTTTTAAGATCATTAACTGATACAGT